ATTGTTATGGCGAGACGCTGGCAGCATTGCGTTAATGCCGTTGCGCGTTGTTTGCATACGTGTATAGCGCACCATCCAATCCTTTATGATGGCAGCACCAAACGGTTCATCATGGTTTGAGTAGTACTCACCAGTGCGTTCAGTATGAGCAATGCTTGCGCCAGTAAAATCAGACGCTGATACGCCATCTTTTAAGGGTGCGTTGCCAATGTGAACGTGCAAGCCACATCCCTTTTTTGATACCTTGCCACCATTGGTTTCAATAAATTGCATAACGGCGCGTATATCATCCATTGCGCCGCCTGCGCCATGCGCTGGCATTGGCGGGAATACAATTTCAACGTCAACATTTGCTGAACCGTCATATTTTACCAGCAACCAATCAAAACCGGCATCTGTCAAAAGCGTGCGCCATTGGTCAATTGAACGGTATTGTCCGCGCTTATTGTGGAACTCTAATTCAACGCCTGCGGTCAAAAAACTTGTGTTTGTTAAGTAAGCCATTGTTTTCATTACCTTTTTTCTGTTTTTGTGGACGCACGTTTGCGCCACTTCCTAAGTAGTAATCGCAATCACTGCATAAGTAAACACAAAAAGAACAATTGTTCTTATTTTTTTATTATTGATCGGCTGGGCGTCCGGATGCGCGTGAAAGAAAGGAGGAGCAGTAACTGGCAGCGGCAGCTAACCCCGACCCCGAAGCCCGATCCCCGATCCCCGATCCGATTCAACCCGGTGCTGCCCGGGTCTCAACCCGGTAAACCCGAACAATTGTTCTGGTTATGGCCCGGCTCCGCCTGGGACTGGGCAAAAAAAATGGGCCGCAGCGCCTGGCTGCAGCCCAGTATAACCCGAACAATTTATATCCATATCCTCTGCTCCTCCTCGAATCCCGCGTTGTCCCGTGCATTGAATAGCTCGGAAGTATCCAAAGCGAAGTCCCGATACCCGTCAAGAATAGTATCGAAGTATTGACGGCTGGGACTGTATGTACCCGATGAGTTCATCCGATAGGTTAGCATCCCGTTGATCTCCACCTTGCGATAGAGTCCCGAAGCTACACCCTCGTACCGATCAAGTGCCGCTTCATCTGCTTCTTCAATACGCCAGATGCCTACGGGCAAAAGATCTTGTTCGTCACCTTGTTCTATGTCAGCCACACCCCGAAAGACTAGCCTCCAATTCGGAAAGTACGCAGACCCCAACGCCTTGGCGGTGGGGCTACGAAGTGCCATCTGGCTCTTGTTCAAGTTAGAGCCATAGGCGAAGTATAATTTACTCATTTGTCTACCTCCATTCATCAACAACCTGTTCGCCTACGATATAAGCATACATATTCACCAGATTTTCAGGGCTGGACAGGTCAGTTGTTACCTCACCAAAGTTGTCTTGCTCGTATTCTTTGATGGTTTCTATTATCTTAAACACTTGGTCACCCATCCACTCAATCGCGTTATGCGTTCCAATAATGAAGTAATCCATATTGAATGCGTGGTGGTGCCAATCGTCTTTGTTGTCTTTTAGCCACTCAGCGTCCTGATCTTTCATCCAGTCAACGAAGTGTTCTTTGATTTCTTCATACTTGTAAGTCATGGCGTTTGCCCTCCTTTGTGAGTGTAGAAGGTGCTGTTCGCATCACTGGTCGGCGGTCATCGCTACCCTCTACTCGTATAGTTATAAGCAATCATTGCAACACTGTCAACAACAAAAAGCAAAAAAAAATAAAAAAAGTATCATTTGGTACAAAACCGCAGCCAACTGGGACGGCAAAAACAATACGAACAATTGTACTGGTTACTGGGGACCTGCCGGGGGCAGCAGCGACTGGGTGCCAGGGACTGGGAGGGTTTCCTCCAGGGGGACGCAGCCCGATCCCGAACAATTGTACGCATTTTACCAGCCCCGAAGAAAAAGCCCCGGCAGCACGGGGCCACCGAGGAGTTGTTCCAAGGGAGGAGGGGATAGGATGACCCCGATAACGCCCCGATGTCAAGCCCGACCCCGATCAAACCCCGATCCCGATGCCCCGAGCAGCAGCCCGATGACCCCGAACCCGAACAATTCTACTGGTACAGGCCCGGAAAGCCCGATGGTCGCCGCCCCCTCCCCCCGCACGGGGTGTTTTATGGGAATATCTGGGTTATCCGCTATCTTCCGCTATATCTTGTGGGTCATGCTCAATAATACCCATATCTGGTGTTACATTTACCATACGAGACTCAGCCAAACGCTTGAAGTCTGCCAATTTGTTCGCAATATCCTGCTTTGTGTTCGCTGTAATCTCCTCCTTTACAACGTGTTGCTTGTTGATCAGTAGTCCCGCAGCCTTCAAACGCAGTTCCTCTGCCCTCAACGCATCGCTAAACTTCCCCATTTCCCACGCCTGATCCCTTATCTTCTTTAGATCCCGAATAGACTTGTCGATTGTTACCCCGAAACGAGCCTGTGTCTCCAGTCTCATCTCCTGTAGGCGTTCTGCTACAACTGGGTTACGCAGAAGCCGTACAGCTTGCACTGTGGGGTTTTTGTACCCTGCTTGCCTAGCCGCTTCAGTCTGTGTCATATCCTTGTGCAGATACATATCCAGAAACTGTTGCTGCTGTGGTGTTAATCTTTTGTGTCCAGCAAGACGCTGTTCCTTTGGTAGATCTTCTCCGACATTCGGCATTACGCCCTCCTAAGTAGAACAATTCTTCGGGTTGCATTTGGCAGCAACCACACGTTACAGGGTATAGGTTTGTTTATACCTATACCCCTATGTAATAGGGAGAAAAACCCAAACATTAAACCTTGAACCTTTTCAATGACTTAACACCCCTATTTTACTTTGTTTGTGCTATCATTGCAAACCCAAACCAAAACCTCTTAACCCATTGATACATAACAACTTTATGAACTTTGGGGTATCAACTTTGGGTTTATAAACTTCTAAACCTAAACCAGAACGTATCAAGAACACGCCTATTTTCCCTTCCATGTAAGGTATGTCCCCGACCCCATCAGCACTGCCCCGATCATCAGAGTCCCGACATGTAACCAGAACAATTCAAAGCTATGCGGCATAGGCTCGACTGCTGACATCAGCAGCACAAGTAAGAACCCTGCGCCAGTCATATAATTTCCTGTTTTAAATCCCATCTTGTTCTTCCTTTCCATCGCTAATAAATAAAAATCCAGGATCATTGCCTTCTGGGTCACGGCTAACTTCAATAACCAATACCTTCCGCTTTGGGTGAGATAGACCGAATGTAGGGTAGCCATCATCACTCATCCAGAACTTTACAATTTTGTATCCTTCCAACTGACCATAATAGTCTTGCCAGTATTCATCACTTCCATGTCTTTCGTAATTAGTCATTTCATGCCCCTCAGTAAAAAAGCTATTACATCAACTGTAAAGCCGTTGCCCAACATCCTGTAACGCTGTGTATTCGATACATGGTTGGTGTAGTTATCTGGAACGGTTTGCAACCGCTCACACTCAATTGGCGTTAGTTTGCGCCAATTAACACCCTTCATAACCTTCGGCTCCAGATTGCCGCCAGAGGCCGCTGCAAGCGTTGGTGCCTTGCCATCTGGGTGATACACACGCCTGTTGTAATCATGCCCCTTCAGATCAGCTTCTCCAGCCAGAACTGTGCCTTCCGCGTCTGCTTCATCAGCAAAATCAAACACCAACTGCCGCCTGTGCTTTTCAAAGTACGACTTTAGATTGCCGCCCTTAAAGTAATTAGCATCCACGCAATGCGCTTTATCGCGGTCTGTAAAGCCATCTTCCAATATGTCCTTTAGGTATATGCGCTTGTTTTCCGGCAACGACCTGACGGGGATATTTGTCCAGTAAAGCCTTCGCCTGTTTTGTGCGCTAACAATATTGGAATTAATATCCACGGGTTTGCACCCTAATTGTTCGCTTATGACATCTTGGAACTCCTGCTTCATATTGACGTTTTCCAGCAGGAAATACTTCGGTTTGCATTCTTTCAGAATACGAACAAATTCAAAGAACAATT